GGAGACAATATATGTTACGGTGCCTAAAGGTATGGACGATGGAGAGATAATCGTTTTAAGAGATAAGGGTAATATTGCAAGAGAAGACTGTAAAGGGGACATAAAATTATTTATAAAGATTGTAAACGAAACCGAATTTAAACGCAGTGGACTAGATTTAATATTGGACAAGACAATTACGGTGAAGGAAGCGCTATGTGGTTTCAATTTTGACATAAAATATATAACAGGAAAGACATATACGATAACAAATAATTCTGGGAATATTGTAAGCCATGGGTATCGTAAAACGATTCCAAATATGGGATTTACGAGAGACGATCATACGGGTAATTTAATAATCATGTTTACCGTAAAATTCCCTGAGAAGATTGCTGACGATATGATAGAACAGTTGAAAAAAATTGACTTTTAAAAGAAGTAAATAAATAAGAAAAGTAAATAAATAAGAAAATAAATAAGAAAATAAATATAAATATAAACACATGAATAGAGATATTGATATGTTTAAAGAAGTAGAAGTGTTTAGACTAACAAAATTCGATACACATAAATGTTACGAGTTTGCCTTGAAAACAAAAACGCAAGGAAGTTATCCAAATGAAAGACATTATACAACAAATGTATTTCAGTATTTGGGGTATTATATAAGAAGTGAGGAATGGGGTTATGGTGACAATCATGGTGGTGCTGAGATTTTTAGCGACGGACATAATGAAATAAGGATAGTATATGATTATGAGGGTAAAACTTGTTTTAGAGAAGCCGATTGTAAAACGTAAATGTAAAATAATATATATTACGAGAAAAACAACTTAAAGAGATTACTCCTATGTAATATGTTATGCCCTTTTAGCTTAGTGGTAGAGCACCAGTCTTGTAAACTGGAGGTCCTGGGTTCAATTCCCAGAGAGGGCTTTTCATATAATTAATTATTCAAAATACTTAATTATATTACTTTTTATATATGTTTATAGTATATAAATGGGGTCAGGTCCAGGAAATTTTAATTCGCGTTCAAAAACGAATTCGTTCTCGTATAAAATGACAGAGATGTTTGTACCATATAGAAATGGTGGGTCTTTTTATGGTTTAAGTAAACCGCAATATTCGAGTTTCACATATTATTCGTTAGCCGCAAGTGGATCAGGAGCAGGCGGTCGTGGTGGACGTTGGGATGTAGCAAATAATTACAAGGTAGCATTTATACCACCAACTCGTTAAAAACTTGTTTTATGCGTTATCACTTTTATGCGTTATAATTCGTATATTGTGATGGTCTAATTTGATTTTGACCTAATTCAATATAGAAACGCCCACACGTTTGATTATTATTACATGCTGTAGCATGTATCATTTTACTACGTCGGGTAGCAATATTAGAAGCTCCTACACCAGCACCGGGCGTATATTTGTTCCATAATGTAGTAGGTTTGTTACAAATGGATGTTCCGCCAGGAGTAAATTGTGTACTTCTTCTGGCACCAACACCATTATTGCGTTTATATAAAAAACCGGGAAATGTATTACCTCCAAACCAAAGTTGGCCATAACTATTGGAACTAATTCTGTAACGATTGTATTCAGTCATTATAGTATTAACAATTATTATTTTTTTTATTTTGTGAAAAAAATAATTAAGAAATCTTTCTAGATGGGATATCGCTAGAAACTAGATAAATAGAGTTTTCGGTAATGATAATGAATTCGGAACCAGACTTGTAGAATTTAGAAATAGGAGAGGTATATTCTTCGGCAGACTTAACAAGTAGTTTTTCACCTGTTTCTCTAACACCAACAAGCGCTTTCTTGTCAAGAGAGTCGGTCCAGTAATCAAGCATAATGGGTTTATCTTCTACGATAGACAACTTGGTGGCATGCTGAAGACTAACTTCAGTGGGAAGGCGATAGGTAGTGTTATTCTTAGTGGTGACTGATTGAGTCTTAGGGGCTTCGGGACCTCCAGATTTTTGTTCTAAAGCGGACATTATATAAATAATAAATTTAAAGTCTTTAAATACTTATTTTAAAAGTATAATATTATTATACACTTTTTCTTATACACTTTTTCTTATACACTTTTTCTTATACACTTTTTCTTATACAATTTATACAAAAGAATTTTATATAAATAATAATAATAATAATAAATGCAAAATCAAAAAAATGCGGAAACATTAAGCGATGTTTCAAAATTTTTGTTGTATAATATTTCAAATTATAAACCAAACATAGAAAATTCCGTTACAGAAATTTTAAATAAATTTGTTAGTATAATCGTTGAATACATCCGATTAATTTCAACCAAAATATCTATGAAAAAAAAAACACACTATAAGTTTATAATTGAAAGAGGATTAGAAACGGTGATTCATGTCTTTTCTGTTACATTTTATTATACAAAAAATTTAGATATTACAGTTTATCATGCTCAAAAAGCGTATTATTTTTATGTTGAGTATATCGAACAAATATCAGATGACAACATAACGTTCTTACAGTTAAGTTCACGGGACGCTATATTATTTGTATATAAAAAGACCATTTTTGATTTAAATAATGAATATAAGAAAAAAATACAAGATGTATCGGTTGCTGACAAATCGATTTTAACGTGTGTGGATACGTATACAAATATGTACAATATAATAGCACAATTTATAATTAATAATGTAACATTTGATAAGGATTATTTTGAGTCATGTTGTAACAATTTAGAAGCAATAAGTCAACATTTAAATAAGGTTACAAAACATGTTGAGTATATAAGTATTTTTATAAATGTGTTATCATCAAAAAAAGTAGACCCCGCCGTTTATTTTGATTTGTTAGTTGATTTTATAAAAAGAATAAAAATGAAGAAGAAGATAGACGAAAAAATAATAAATAAAATATATGACATGGAAATAAGTGAAGAAATAGAAATAGAAACAAATCAAATTATAGATTTAATATTTGAATAAAATGTATACGTTTACACACAATCATCCATAACATGAATCATCTTCTTACGAATTTTCTTCTTTTTGTCTTTAGCATTTTCACTATTTTTCGGAATTAATTTTTGGCAAATATGTGTAAATTCTTCTTTAAGCAGAGTCTTAAGAAATTCGTAAATATTATGAAGCACACGCTCATCACACATTCCAACAATTAATACGCTACCTGTTCTAAATATCATAAAAGATACTGGTGTTATATTTGTATATTTGTCCTTATTTTCCTTTGTAATTTGTTTTCCCGTTTGGATGCCTATGTCATTATTAAAATAAAATTTACACTGTATACCAGGATAAGAACAAGGATCATAAATCGCTTGAATATTATATTTATTTCTAAGAATATCAAATAGTATTTCTCTGTCAATGTAAAATCCGCAATTAAAATTTGAATTAATAAGTACAGTATCACTTGTTTGTTTATATACTAGTTTAAAACTATGATGCGGTTGTAAAATATCAAGTATGTTTTGTAAAACAACTTCAAACATGGGTTCACTTTGAACACCTGGAATCTCCAATTTGCCAGTATTAAACACTTTTATATGAAATTCCCTAAAATTTTCATCGATTTTAATGCGTATAATCATTACAAAGCAATTATAAAATGCTTGTTTCTTTTTAATTCGATAACTCATAATATCTTTTTTGGACATTCCAATAGTTATTTTACGGATATCTTTAAATTTAATACGTCCATTTGGATTATCGATGTGAGACATAACGGTCTCTTCAAAATATATTTCCTTTTGTAATCGTTCTTGAATTTCGGTTAATTCTTCAGGCGTTTTAGAGTTAAATTTAATTTGTTTTTTTATGACACCGTTTTTTGGTGTCGCATATGGAATAATAGGAATATCCCAAAACATTTTGAGTTCAACAGGTTGTTCCAGATACGCAATTTTTGATTTTGTAGATATATAAATGTCGGTAGGAGTAGGAGCATCTTCATTTAAAAACTGTGTTTCTTTTATATCCTCATTTACTGTATTATTTTCTTCATCAGTATCCTCATTCAAATTATCATAATAGTTATTTTCGTAATCATTCGAATTATTATTATAATTTATAAAATTATTCCATTCATCGTCAATAGTTGAGTTCATCTATATTAATGTACAAGGTTTCTTTATATTCTTTATATTCTTATTCTTTAAAACAATTTATTTCAATTTTAATATGGGTTTTAATATATTCATTTTACACCTTTTGATTTAATTGCTGACTAAAATTTTTGTGTCATTTATTTTCTTTTAATATAGAAATATGTATAATTACAAACACATGCCAGCGAAGAGATCTGAGATTTTAGCAATTCCACAAAACCATAAAGAAATAAATAATATGAATGAATATAGCTTGAAACAAAATATATTTGACCCATCGAATAAATCACCCCCAAATGAATTTTTATTAAAACTATATTTAAGAATGTCGCTCTATGCTTCACCTATAAAAGAAGATAAATTAATAAGTGAGTAATATACATAATATTTATTATTACAATCATCGAAATGCATAATATTTTCTACAAATTTGAAATATTTAGGTGTATTTATGTGTTCATAATTACGAATAATGTAATTTAGGAAATCCTTGATTATATTTTTTTTATCAATATTATACTTATTACAAATATCGTTAATAATACAGATTAAGTCATCTATTTTGTATCTATTTTGTATTTTAGTGTACAAATCATTCCATACCGTTTCATCAACTATTTTAATATCATTATTTTTTATGTTTTGGTTTGTCTGCATAAAATTAATCATGCTTCTTATATCCGATTTATATAACTGTTGAATCAATCGTAAAGAATTATCTTGTATATTTAACCCTTCTGTTACCGATATATTTCTTAAAAAATGAATAATATCATTCTCTGGTAGCTGATTAAACCGCAGGCATAAGAATTCATTTAGTAAACATTCGTCAATACGACTAATATAATTACAAATTAAACAAAATCTGACAGAATTAGAATAATTTTGTAACAGATACCGTAATGCTTGTTGTGCGTTTTTTGTCATATAATCTACCTCATCTAAAATAACAAATTTCATCCCCTTATTAAAGAGTGTTTTAGAGTTTACGAATTGATTTATTTGACTTCGAATGATGTCAATACCTCTTTCATCTGACGCATTTAAATGAATCATTAATTCCTTGTTTTTTTGATTAAGTTTTTCCTGATAAGAATTCACTAAATTTATAATTGTTGTTGTCTTACCTGTTCCTGGTGGTCCATAAAACAGTAAATTTGGAAAATATAATGTATCAATAATGTTTTTTAAAATTTTCTTATTTATTGGGTCTAAAACAATATCATCAAATTTAGATGGTCTGTATTTTTCCATTAGAGGAATATTTTCGATGTTCATTATTATATTAAATAGTACGAATTATATTTAATATATAATTGATACATAAATACTTTTTCTCTTTTTCTCTTTTTCTCTCTTTTATGAAAAATCAATAAAAATAAAATTGAATTATTTAGTATAATATTACTTTATGGAAAAAATAATAATGACTACAAACTTGAATGCATATTTGGAAATAATTTTAGGCTCGATGTTCTCTGGAAAGACCAGTAGACTAGTGGAAATTTATAAACAGTGTAAGTTTTGTAACATTCCTGTTATAGTTGTAAATCATTCTTGCGATAATCGTTATGATGACGAGCTATTATCAACACACGATAAAGTAAAAATACCTTGTATTAAAACGAATAGTTTATTTGATTTTTGGCATAAATATTATTTAGAAACTGACAATATTAATGTTATAAAAGAAGCAGAAGTAATATTAATTAATGAAGGTCAATTCTTTACAGATTTATATGAAGTGGTTGATGATATGTTACAAAAAGGTAAAAAGGTTTATGTATGTGGACTAGATGGCGATTTTAAAAGACACAAATTTGGACAAATGTTAGATTTGATACCACTATGTGATAAAGTCACTAAGCTAACGTCTTTGTGTAGTATTTGTAAAAACGGGACACCAGGTATTTTCTCAAAACGTATTAGTACAGAAAAAGAACAGAGGATTGTTGGTTCGGATAATTATATACCGGTTTGCAGAATATGTTATGACCTATAAAATGTATAAACCTATAAAATGTATAAACCCTATAAAACGTTATTTTTTATGTTTCGCATAAAATATATTATAAAACAATTTAGATTTAGAACTTTAATATATATAAAAAGATGTCTACCGAACCAATTAAAGCTAAAAGAGGACGCAAGTCTAAAAAGGAATTAATGGCTGCTTTAAATATAGAGCAAATTAGTCCAACCAAAAAGACAAGCAATATAGATTTGAACATTAGTGAAATAAATAATGAATGTATTGGTGAAAGTAGTGTTGATTTTTTGAAAAATGAGGTTTTGCCTATTGAAACAAATATAAATATAATTACAAATACAAATACAAATACAAATACAAATGACACGAATGAACAAGTAAATGAAGACCCGCCGATTGCTAAAAAAAGAGGCAGAAAACCAAAGGGTGGTAAAATTGTTCAACAACTTGTTTCAAATGAAACACAATCAGAAGACAAGCCAAATGTAATTTTACATTTAAAATGTTCTATGAAGGATTTACATAATTTAAATCAAGGTAATTGTCAAGTAGAATCTTACCATTTTAATAGTGGTAAAAATGAATTACCATTTGATTTATTAACTAATGACAATATAAAAAATGATAATAAAAAATATAATGAAGACAATTCTTTAGAAAAAGATAATGACAACGACGATACTGGAAGTTATTGTAAAGATGTCAATAAAGATATTGGAAAAAAATTAAAACAATTAGAACATAATTTACATATTAATAATTTGAATAATAAAAAATCGGCTTGTTTTTGGGATACTCATGAATTCGATAATCCTCCAATTTACATTCCGAAACATTTTATTAATGGCACATATCAAGTATATGGTTGTTTTTGTAGTCCTGAATGTGGGGTAGCGTATTTAATGAATGAGAGCATAGACAGTTCTGCTAAGTTTGAAAGATATCATTTGTTTAATCATATTTATTCTAAAATTTACGAATATAAGAAGAATATTAAACCAGCACCCAACCCATATTATATGTTGGAAAAATATTACGGTAATTTATCTATTCAAGAATATAGGTCTCTTTTAAGAAATGAGAGATTGTTTTTAATTGTTGACAAACCATTAACGAAGGTATTGCCGGAATTACACGAAGACAACGATGATTTTATTTTAAATAACAAATTTATCCCATCCAATTATAACGTTAAAACCAGAGTACAAAAGAAAATGCCAAATAAGAATAATATTTTAAATGAAAAATTTGGTGTAAACCAAACAATAAATGAATAAATGAATAAATGAATTATTTATATTTATATTTATACCGTTATCTTTTATGACTTCTTTTTTTATTTTTGCGACTTCTACTTTTGCGACCTTTTCTTTTCTTTCTATTTTTCCTTGTTTTTTTCCCACCTACTATAACTTGTCCGTCAGTAGTTTCGAATTTAAAAGATAAATTTACGTCATCGACTTTTTCACAAATTAAAAACCCATTTTTTTTTGTTGAATTTTCTAGGTCTTCAGGTGACATTTGATATGTTGAAATTATATTATTCGTTGTTTTACTATAACTCGAATTATGTGAAGACATTATTAAATTTTTATCATATTTGTCTAATTTTGCCCCACCAGTACCAACGATATATTGCCGAATCATCATTTTTCCGTTTATATTGACATTTCCAGATTGATAATGATGTAAATCAGCACATAAATAATAGTATTTTATGTTTGGATTGTTTATTTCATTAAATATGTTATTATAAATAAACGCTATGAGATCAGCAGAATAAAGAGTTTCAATAATCTCAACTCCTTTTTTTTCCTTGATTTTAAAACCCATTAGAGGATGATGACCTACAATAACCACATTTTGTATATTCGAATTAGATTTTATTTCAGTAGTCTGATTATTAATAAACTCAAGTTGGGTTTGTTTTACCCTCGTTTGTATAATTGTTTTATCATCAATATCAAATGCGTTGTCAACTGCTCGGTAACACTGATAGCAACTATCAAATTCTTCATCGTCATAAATCGTAGAATCTATCATTATTATTTTGGTAGAAACTGAAAAATCGATTGCTCTAAACAAATCTAATCGTAAATTTGGGTTTTCAGCGACATATAATTGTTGCTTTTTTATAAGTTCACAGTTATTTTCTTTTGTACCATTATCCATAATAAGTCCAGTTTCATAATCATGATTCCCATAATTCATATAAATCGGAATATTTTTTGGAAGACAATTAAAACCAGATAGAAAGTCATTCTCAACAAAAAATTTTTGTTTTATTTTTTTGTCTCCATTAAGTTCTTCTGTTTTTGGTGGATAGTAATTGTCACCAGAGATAACAATAAATTCAGGTTCTTTTAATTTTAATGAACGTGTAACATTTGTTAAACCATTATTTTTTGTTTCTTCGCATCCACCATTATTCCAACACCCAAATTGTATAAAATATGGATTAGACATATGTATTTATATATATAAGTATAAAAAATTGATTTTATATTTTCAGTTTATTAAAATATAAAATAAGTATATAATGGAAAATAATATAATGGAATACGAGTCGTCACCAGAAGTAGAACAATTGTTGACAAACTTCACTCTCACGAATGAGGATTTACGTAAAAATAAATATAAATATTCACAAGAAGAATTAGAGAGAAACATTAATGGTCTAAGATTTCTAACGATTTTACATAATCAAAAAGTTAACGGACAATTCATCGCAAAATATATATTAAACGATGATTATTATGAAGGAATAGAAGACGACCATAAATTTACCGAGAGCAATATTTTACGTTGGCAACCACATATCACAAAAGAAGAATTAGATTATTGGATAAAACGTACACCGAATGCTTTTTATTCTTACTGAGAAAAGATATTTTATGCTTTAAATTAAGACAAAATATCTTTTTTTTTATTATTATATATTATATAAGAATGGATGATAGATATAGTATCAAAAATGCTACAGATGTTCAGACATATATTTATTTTAAACCAGAAAGCAGTTTGTTTGACCCAATAAAAGGTAACAGGAACAAGTACTGGCTAAAATTGGAAGGCGATACTAACTTTAAGGTCTATCCTGATAGCAACGATGTCGATGGAGATGATGGTACAACTCTTCAAAACCTTTACGAAACCTCTTACAAAAATATAGCGGAATATATTTATAGACTTACAAAAAACTCTCAAACTTTATGTAAAAATCTCCCAGACTATGTTGGATTAAAATCGTTTTATAGTGCGGATGCTATAGTTATTGTTGGTTCTAAAAATAATATATTACCAAATGGAAATATTTTTGGGTTCGCTTTAATAAATATAAATGGCCCGCAACAACGTCCACCCAACTCAATAAATATTTACGTTATTTGTTCTCATACAGGCATTCAAGGAGCAGGACACATATTAATTAACGCAATAGAATATATAGGTAGAAATCTTTCAATGTCACAAATAGATTTAAGTTCTGTTGCTGAAGCTTATAGCTTTTATACAAAATACGGTTTTGTTAAAACTAGTAAAGATATTAACACTAGTACAGATATTAAAAAAATTCCATGTGCTAATGGGTGTACAATGAGAAAATATTTAAATACAAGTGGAGGAAGAAAAACTAAAACAAGAAAAACTAAAACAAGAAAAACTAAAACAAGAAAAAGAAAGCCGGCACGTAGAAAATAAAAAATAAATTTAAAACTGTATTATTATTTATTTTTTCCGTTCATCTGATTCTTGAAAATTTGAAGCAACATGGTCAACATTAATCGGATTTTTTTCTCTATATCCCTTCATTGAAGTATCTAATGTAGTTCTAATTTGTTTATAAATTTCTTGGTTTACAGATTTAACTGTATTATCTTTTTTCTCATTAATCCCCATATAATCTTTTATAACCTTCATATAATCATAATTAAATGATTGTAATTTTTTATTCGCTTCATCTTCCGTATAATTCGTTTGGTTCATAATTATATTTATTTTTTTATTTAATTCGTCCTTATCTAAAAACCGAATTCCGTCCGTTCTAGTATTTCCGTCCGTTCCAGACATATATAGTTAGAATAAATATTTTTTAAATCATATTAAACAAATAGTAATATTATATATTAACTATAGATAATGACAAGCTTAAATAACCTAGAAAAATTAATTCAAATGGCAACTATTGAACACATGTATTCCATGTTGCATAAAATGAAAAATGATTCTGTTTTTAATTTAGATAACAACAATAATAACAGTAATAACAATAACAATAACAATAACAACAATAATAACAATAATAAAAACTTAGACAACCCTAGAAACTTACTAGTTGAGACTAATTTACAACATACTGTTAACACGCTGTTAACCCGTATTAGTTTATTAGAAAACGAAATAAAAGATTTAAAAAATAACACCGAAAATTCGAATATCAAAAATGAATATTTATGTGCTCAATTAAGAGGACAGCAGAAATTAACGAGTTATCCTGGTTTTTCAAAACAAGACCAAACTGTTACTCGTATGGATACAGAACCAAATGTTATATTAAAAATTGAAGAAAAGAATATAAATATTGATAATAACGTCTTTACTGAAACACTCGAACAAGAATTATTAAATCATGAAATAACTATTAATTTAGAAGAGGAAGAAGAAGAGGAAGAAGAGGAAGAAGATGAATCAGAGGAAGAAAAAGTAGAAGAAAAGGTAGTAGAAGAAAAAGTAGAAGAAGATGAATCAGAAGAAGAGGAAGAAGAGGAATCAGAAGAAGAGGAATCAGAAGAAGAAGATGAATCAGAAGAAGAAGTTAAAACTGATGATGAAGAGGAAAAAGCAGTAGAAGAAACAAAAGTAGTAGAAGAAACAAAAGCAGTAGAAGAAACAAAAGAAGAAGAGGAAGACGAAGAAGTTTTTGAGATTGAAATAGATGATATTACCTATTTTGCGACCGACGAAGAAAACGGAATATTATATGCTATGACAAAAGATGGTGATGTAGGAGAAAAAGTAGGAATAATTAAAGAAGGAGAACCAATCTTTTCTTAACTAAGTATAAGTAGAATATGGACAATCTATGTGCGCCAGCATTAATATATCTCGCGTTTTCATTAACACAAATAGTAATCGACACATTTAAGGGTTTATATAATACAGCATTTTTCAAATTTATTGTTATGATAATCATTACAATACTTTTAAACGCGTTGTGTGTATCAGGAATGGGAATAATATCATGGGTTATAGTGTTTATTCCCTTTATTTTTATGTCCGTAATAGTTACAATTTTGTTATATGTTTTTGGTCTAGATCCAGCAACAGGAAAATTAAATGTAAAATGTGATAATACTTCTACAAATAAAGGCGGTAATTTAATTTATTCGTCTACTACAGTAAACACAAAAAAATATGTTGATACATCATATTCAGAAACACCATTAGAACAAGAATATGGAGATACAACAGACCAACAATTTGAATAATAAATATAAATCTAAACGACTTAAACTTAGATTTATATGTGTATGTAAATAATTATGTTTGACATATTTAAACTCTTATTTACGATTTTATTAGCAGCATATGTGTATAATGGTACTATATTAGATATATACAAACCATATATTATGGAAAGTATAATATCTATAGCTTACAATATAATATACTATTTTAGTCATTTTCAAATACAAATAAATAAACTAATCACTATTATTTATCCTTATGTAGGTTTATTAACAGATTATATAATGACAAATGACAAAAGTATTTATATGATTGAATTGTTTAAAGATGGTGTAAAAACGGATGACATTAATGATAAAAATAATATAATAGATAAGGAATTATTGTTACAAAATGAATTTGATTTAATTGTTATTTCGGATTTTACCAAACCAGTACCTATAAATAAATTATGTATAAATTATATACCAAATAACATTACGGATTATGAAGTATCTACTGTACGGTTTATATCATTTAAATTGGTTTATGATGATAATGTTATTAATATTGAATTGAACAATAGTTATTATAATTATTACGTTGTTAATAATGTTTTTGATAAGTCTTTTTTTAAATATTACATAGTAAATATCAGTCAATTACACTTACCAGATATGTTTTCGTATAATATCGAATTAATTGACAATAATATAAATATGCATGTATTAGATGATACATACAGTATAACTATGTATAAGGACGATTATGGAATTAAAAAACAGGTTCCAGAAACAGACATTAAAGTAGAAAATGAGTTAGTAGTAGAAAATGAAGAAGTAGAAGAAAATGAGTTAGTAGTAGAAAATGAAGAAGTAGAAAATGTGGTATTGGAAGTAGAAGAGGAAGAAATAGTAGAAGATAGAATCAATTCAGATGAATTTGTAAAATTGGATAAAACTAATTGTATAGATTTTTAAAATAATAATTGTATTTTATAAAATTATACTAATAAAACAATTTAAAAAAATTGAAGTATAAAAATGTATTATGGTACCCTCAACAGTTTCAACAGCGATGGCTACAGCAAGTATAACTAAAACAAATAAACTAAGTTTAAACTGGAACCTATGGGCACACCTACCTCATGACCCTGACTGGACTGTAAACAGTTATAAAAAAATATTTAAGTTTACAACAGTCGAAGAAACGGTTGCTATTACCGAATCATTACCTGAAGGTCTAGTTAAAAATTGTATGATGTTCGTTATGAAGGACGGAATTGCCCCAATGTGGGAAGACCCAAAAAATAAAAATGGAGGGTGCTTTTCGTACAAAGTTTCAAATAAAAATGTATATGAGGTTTGGCGTGATTTAACATATGTTCTTATTGGAGGAGCAATTAGTAGCAACAGTTCGTTTGTGAATAGTGTTACAGGGATTACCATTTCGCCCAAAAAAAATTTCTGTATAGTAAAAATTTGGTTAACAAATTGTGATCATCAAAATCCGCAAATTGTTACAGATGAATTAAAAAATTTAAACGCACAAGGATGTTTATTTAAAAAACATACAGTTGATGTATAAATTATAATATATTATACAATTATTTAAATATAAATTATTAAATAAAATATAATGAAGTATCCTTACATTATATTTTACCGTTACGAAAAATACAATTTTATAGATCATTTTTTTATTGAAAATAGTGACAGTCTAGACTGTACGGTTTTTATAGCAAATAATATAGAGAATGTTAAAAATTTACATAATTCAAACTTTCATTTATTAGTAACTTATGGAAATTCGGTTGATGAATATACAAGTGATTTATTAACTATACTATCGAAAGAAATGCTCATTCGTCATACCCATATGAACTGTGATATTACACTAACAAATGTAAATGAATTTAATAGTGTTATGAATATGTTATATGTAAATCTATGTGCCAAGAATCGTATTTTAACAAGACCAACGTTTTCATTATTTACTACGTCGTTTAATTCTTATGATAAAATTTTAAGAGTTTACAATAGTTTGGAAAAACAAACATTAAAAGATTGGGAATGGGTAATTGTGGATGATTCGCCTGACGATAAACATTTCGAGTTTTTAAGAAACCAGTTTGACAGCGATTCGCGTATTCGACTATATAGACGGTCTAAAAATAACGGTAGTATTGGAAATGTAAAAAACGAGGCAATTGGGTTATGTCGTGGTAAATATGTATTGGAAATGGATCACGATGATGAGATTATGCCCTATGTTTTACAAGATTCGGCTGATGTATTTAACAATAATCCGACTGTAGGATTTATTTATATGGATTGTGCGTGTGTTTATGAAAATGGTAAAAATCAATGGTATGGTGATTTTATTTGTAAAGGTTATGGAGGTTATTATTCTCAAAAATATAATGGAAAATGGTTGTTAGTATATATTACTCCAAATATAAATAATATAACTATGAGCCATCTAGTGTGTTGTCCAAATCATCCGAGAATGTGGAGGCTAGACACTTTAATGAAAATGGGCAGTTATTGTGAATATTTACCTATATGCGATGACTATGAAATTTTGCTGAAAACATCGATAACAACACAAATGGCAAAAATTCATAAATTAGGATATATACAATATATGAATGATTCGAATAATAATTTTTCCCTTATTAGAAACGCAGAAATTAACCGAATTGGACCAAATTACATAAGCCCGATGTATTATAAATTTATGTCGATAAATGAAAAAATGAAGATGGTCGAGGCTTATGAGGATGAAAAATATATTGAAGAACATTCAAAAATATGGGAAAGAGATAAAAACACGTATGAGCATAAGTATTGTAACTTGGTCATTAATAATGATTATGATTATCAATATTGTATTATAGGTTTAGACAGTCTATTGTTCCATTTGGACAGAATAAAGTTATTATATGAGAATGGTAGAAATGATTTTTTAGTTTTAGAAAATAAATGTAGTCTTGAATATTTACAACAACGATTAGAACATTATGGATTTGAACGTATGAAATGTTATACATTAATTGATACCGATAATGAGACACTCATTAATTACTTTAATATGTTATATAAGTCTAAAGAAAATTATGAAATAATAAATGTCGATATTAGTAAACCTAAATATAATACGGATCACAATATGAGATCTAAAGTTATTAATCAACTAACAAATACAAATGATAAGTATTTGGAAATTGGTGTAGAATATGGTGAGACATTTAACAGCACACATTTTACGTATAAAGTTGGGGTAGATCCAGATCCAAAATGTAGTCCTATTGCCGGGAAAATATTCAAATGTACTTCCGATGTTTATTTTGAGGATACAAATAAAAAGTTAAATGAAAAATTCGATGTTATTTTTATCGATGGAATGCATCAAGCGGAATATGTTTTAAAAGATATCAATAATAGTATTCATATACTAACAAAAAATGGGTTTATATTTATTGACGATATATTACCCTTTAATTACAACGAACAATTAAAAATACCTGTGAAACATTATTATGAAAATGGTATATTAAAATATGGTGAAAATTGGACAGGTGATGTTTGGAAAGTAATATATCATATTTTACTGAATTTTGCTGATAAGCTTTCAACATTTAATTATTATTATAATATAAATTTTAGAGGTATAGCCTGTATTCAACTTTTAGAACCATTTCAATTATCATTAGATTCGACTCATGATATAAACAATTATAACTATTACGATGATTACAGAAAATACGTGGAATTATTAGGTCAAAACAGTAAATCATATAAATAAATAAATAAATTAAAATAAATATAAAATAAATATAAAATAAAAATTAAAATAAATATAAAATAAATATAAAATAAATATAAAATAAATATAAAATATTATAAAAATGTTATATTTATTCGTTTCACTTATGTAGTTCTTTTTCAATCTGTTCTAGGTTTGTGAGTAATCGCGGTTTCAAATCTATGAATTCATCATCGTTTATAATCTGTTCCAAATAATGTTTACTTTCTTCATATTTTTTTAGCCAGTAACATGTAACCGATAATTCATCATAAAGATGTTTTCCGTATGCGTTCCTTTGGACATTATCATATTTGTTTTTTACATCGTCATATGATAAATTTAATGCCGTTTTTAGTAATTCATCAGCTTTTTCATATTGTTGGGTTTTATTACAATATATCGCAAAATAATAATATGGTTCTGCTCTATCTGGACATACTTGAGTTGCCTTACCGTAATAATTAGAAACAGTTTCAAACCTACCATTTGTTTCAGCTGTTAATAAAGCTAAATTAATATAGAGTTCATATGTTTTATTTTTATCACTACTATCTAATTCTTTTTCACTCATTTTAAATAATTCAATCGATTTATTTAGATTGCCATTTTGTCTATATTTTAACGCTTCATTATACAAATTGGAGTTATCAATAATATTAACCGAATTAAACCTATAGACATTCGTTGTTATTTTTGTGTAAGTATTGTTTTCATTCACTTTGTTTTCATTCACTTTGTTAGTATATTGCTGGTTAGAATCAGGAATTATAAATGATATGGTATCCATAACATTTATAATGTGTTATTTTTATATTATATAAATTAATAATATAAATTAATATTATTAATTCAATAATTAGTTAAAAACATATGTATAAATCCTATTATGGATTTTGTTGAAAAAAAACAATTGTCGATTTGTTTAAATATGATTGTAAAAAATGAAGAACATATAATAAAAAATACATTAGAAATGTTGTGTAGCAAAATACAGTTTACATATTGGGTTATCTGTGACACTGGTTCTACAGATGATACACCGACAATCATAACTGATTTTTTCAAAGGGAAAAAAATTCCTGGTGAGTTACATCATCATGAATGGAAAAATTTCGCACATAATAGAACATTAGCATTAGACGCCGCATTTGGAAAAACAGATTTGCTATTTATATTTGATGCCGACGACGAGATACATGGTGAATTAAAAATGCCAACGAGCGTAGACAGTGATGCGTATTTAATAAATTTCGGGACTCAAGCAGGTGTGTCTTACCAACGAGTTTTATTAATTAATAATAGCATAAAATGGAATTTCCAATCAGTAATACATGAATTTATTAATTGTTTAAAACCAAACCCAAGACAAAAAACAATTGATGGTGATTACTATGTTGTCTCTGGAAGAAGTGGTAGTAGAAATAAAGACCCAAATAAATACATGAATGATGCGAAAATACTAGAAGAGGCATATCATGAAGCAAAAAAAGTAGATGATGGATTATATTTACGTTACGGGTTTTATTGTGCAAATAGTTATAGAGATGCCGGTAAAGCTGAAGAAGCAATTAAATGGTATAAAATCGTATTAGGAAATGATAATTGGACACAAGAAAAATACATGACATGTCTTTATTTATATAATTTATATACTGGTACTGGTGAAAAAGAAAAAGGTATGTATTATTTAGTGGAATCGTTTAAATATGATGTAGAAAGACACGAATGTATTTATCATCTTGTTCAACATTATGTAACAAATGAATTACCACTAGTGGCTTATCAATATTATACTAATATTCAAAATTATTACGAAAATCAGTATTTGTCGAGTAATATAGAGGGGAAATTATTTGTAGAACCGGATAAAGGACAAATGTTATTACCATATCATATGATTCTAGTTTGTGATAAAATTAAAGAAATTTATCCAGAAGCGAAAAAGACTATTAAAAAAATGTTTGAAATAATATTTACAAAAAAATACAGATATGTTCCGGACTTTTATATTGGTAATATCTTGTATAATTTACAATTTTTTGCGGGGGTTACATTAGAAGTTGATAAAGAATTTGTAAACCTATTTCAGTCGTATATTTATTTTTTGGAATCAATAAAACATCCATTACACAAATACAACGCATTTTTAAAAAAATATACAAAATACGATATTAAAATTAATTCAATTAAAGAGATAACTAACAAATTCACCGTAAGTGAATGTGAAAACAGTAACAAAATATTATTTTACACAGGGTTTTGTAATATTCCTTGGAATTATACATATAGTTTAAAAAATGCGTTAGGTGGGTCGGAAACAGCAGTAGCACAGCTAGCCAATAGTTTTCCAAATAATTATGAAATATATATTGCTGGTTCAGTAAAGGAGGAGAAAATTACAAATGTGAATTATATTAATTTTGATACATTAAGAAGCTTAATCGACACCACTCCATTTCATACTGTAATTGTATCACGGTATATAGGGTTTTATGAAATATTCGAAGGATTATCATTTTATCAATCTTTTATTTGGGCACACGATATTTCTCTATTTAATTACGGATGTGATATGGATGTTAAATCAATAATTAACAAATGGTCAAATAAAATAAATGGGTGTATATGTCAAACGGAATGGCATATGAATTTGTTTAATGATTTGTATCCAGAGTTAAAAAACAAATTATCTCATATAAATAATGGTATATCATTAGACAAATTTATAGATAAATCAAAAAAGATAAGCAATCGTTTTATTTATACATCATGTAGTGAAAGAGGTTTAGATAGGTTATTGGAAATTTGGCCACAAATTGAGGAACAATTTTCGGATGCTGAATTATTGATTTGTTCTTATAATGAATTTCCAAAAAATGACTATGAAAGAAAGCTAGCAGCCATTATTAACAAGAATGAAAACATAAAACATCTTGGTCAATTGAAACGAGATGATTTATATAAATTAATGGCTACGGTAGAATATTGGTTATATCCTACAAGTTTTTCGGAAACATCTTGTATAACGGCTATGGAAATGTTAATGTCAGAAGTAATTTGTATCTATTATCCAGTTGCTGGCCTAGTAAATACAGTAGGAGACTACGGAATAGCAGTTTCAAGAGATAATGAAGTGAATACACTTTTAAACTTAACCACAAAACAAAAGAATGATATTCGAAAAAGAGGAAAGGAGTACGCACTAAGTTGTAGTTGGACGAATAGGGCGAACAATTGGTGTAATGTGCTTTTTTCAGATTATATAGAAGAACCAATTAGTATGTCTGTTAAAAATGATAGACCTGTTAAAAATGATAGACCTGTTAAAACCATAACAAATAAAAAACATATAGAAAACAGAATGTTTGAATTATACACAACTTTATGTATGCCTGATGCACATAGACGAGTATTAACAAACATAAGTAAAACGTTTACCCCAAAAGTTATTTATGACATTGGTTCATCAGCATTACATTGGACAAAAGACGTGTTAAAAATTTGGCAAAACTCTGATATATTCGCTTTTGATGCGATTGAAGAAGCAGAAGAATTATATAAATCACATAATATACAGTATAATATTGGCGTATTAAGCGACATAGATAACAGAATAGTTAATTTTTATGAGAATAAAGAGCATCCAGGAGGTAATTCATATTATAGAGAAATAGGACACCAAAATTCATGTAATATTTTTCCGGATAACGCATATTCAGAAAAAATAGCTATGACATTAGAAACAACCGTAAAAAGAAGATGTTTTCCATTACCAGACCTTGTTAAAATTGACGTGCAAGGTTCTGAACTAGATATTTTAAAAGGAGGTATAAACGTTATTAATCATGCTAAGTATTTGATAATTGAATTACAGAATGTTGAATATAATAAAGGAGCTCCTTTGGAAGATATAACTATTGAATATTTAAACGCAAATGGATGGGAAATCGTTGAATCAAAATTTTCGAATAACGGTCCTGATGCTGATTATTTATTCATTAATACAAAAGAACGAAATATTACAGATGAAATAAATGATTGTACTAATAATAAGATAAAAATTGTAAATTTAAAAAAACGTACCGACAGAAGAGTTCGAATGATAGAACAACTAACAAGTAATAATATAACAAACTATGATTTTTTTGAAGCGATTGATGGTAGAGAACTTGTACAGAGTACTGAGTTATACTCTCTATTTGAAGAAAATGATTTTCATTTTAAGAAAGGAGTAATTGGTTGTTCTTTAAGTCATATACGATTATGTAATGAATTAATGAATGATAAAACAAATGATTATTACGTGATTTTAGAGGATGATATTATATTATGTGATAATTTTAAGATACATTTAGACACGGTGTGTAAATTATTTGTTCAACAAAAATTAGAACATTTGGCATTAGGCGAATATAACTCATATAAAACATTTCCTGAAACAAAATCTAAAATTAGCGTATATTCCAAAGATTTGTATGAAGAATCGCATAATACATTCGCATATATTATTAGTAAAACGGCTGCAACCAAAATAATAAAGTATATAAATAGTTGTTCTATAAAATGTGCTATTGATAGTCTACATGCTTTTGGTAATATTTTGAGTTATAATGCTTTAAATTATAAATTAGTTAATTGTGAAATAGTAAATGATTTTGGTTCAGATATACAATTGAACGAAACAACCAATTACTTTAGTTTTATTCCATCAGTTAACAAATCTACGTTAACTGTTTCTTTTTGTGATT